CTAGGCCGCACTGGCATGTCGATGCTAGTGCGGGGCTCTATAGGGAACGGCTCAGGCCCTAGCACCAAGCACTGGGGGGGCTCAGGTGGGTCTAGGTGTGGGGCATGGTGTGGGGCACTGGTCCACAGCACTCACCACCACCAAAACCAAGCCGCACCAAGGTGTGTCATAAGTGGTACACCTGCCAAGTGGGGATTATTCCCGTTATTTTCCCCACCGCGCTATACCCCGCCTAGGCACACATCGACTGACCAGTCAGTCATTAGGCTTGATAACAACACCTAACAGCATGGCACCTAGTTAGCACATGCGTTCGATAACAGGCTCCGATCCCCCCCGTTCCGACCCGGCCTACGGCTTAAGCCTATGCTACATTTGTCACACACACCCACTCTCTCGCTAACACACACCCACTATCACACACACTAGACCCCCCCATCAGAAAGGCCTGTACCCCTTTTCTGTGGGATGGTACCTAGCTCAGAATCCTTTGGAAATACGAACCCACCCCAATCCTGGCCCACATACACCCGAATAACCCAACACCCCCACAGAATGTGGGGAGGCTGTTATCCCCACAGAATCATCTCACCAGCATAGTTGTTGATGATTCTGTGGGTCATCCGGCGAACGCCAGAGTACCGCCACGCCGCGCAAACACCAAAACCGTACACTGACCTACCTAAAACCAGCCTTGGTCAAAGCAGACTATTCAGTATAGTATATAGTTTGGTATACACCATATCGGTAACTCGATATAATTATCGCTATGCGGATATAAGCCACATCGGGTATAAAGTGTTCCCGTGCGGTAATATAACGCACATTAACCATACAAAGTAAGGCTTTTATACCCGAACGGGGATATATTGCATATTGCGATATGCGAAACCCCGCCTTGTTGTTGCCGTTGTTGCCTTCCCTGTGCGCTAAGTACTTAGTCTTAGTACTAGGTACTGGGTCTAGTGTTGTTATTATAGGTGGTACGACATCTAGTTACTAAGTACTTAGTACTAAGTACTCAACCCCTATAGCTCTACCCCCATGCCTAGACTACCCCCTGCCTATCCCCATGGGCTATAGAGGTTATAGCGGCGGGGCGTAGCGCCGACACCTGTTCCTTGGCACTATTGATTGCATGAAGGCTACAATCCACATTGTCTCAAATGGGGCATGGACTAGGTTCGACCACGAACCCACAGAGGCCCCACATTCCCCCGAGTCTGTGCAGGATGTGGTCTATGAGTTTGCAGACGACGACCTGGGCGGGGACCAGCCCACACGCGGGATGGGGGGGCCGTCCAGGCTTCTCTGGGAGCTGGTGGAGTGGATGGGGTGGGGCGGGAGCAGGTACAGCCGTGAGCGTATTCGTATCGTTATCGCACATGGGGACAAGTACGAGTGCCGGGATGTGGCGTGTAAGATTTGTGGAAAGGGTGAGGGGGAGTAAATGCACAACACGCCGGAAAAGCGACGGGTGTACCAGGCGGCGCACTACCGAGAGAACAAGGTGCGCAAGCTCGCCAACGCAAAAAGGTGGACCGCCGCCAACAGCGACAGGGCGCGAGACACCGACAAAGCCTACCGCAAAGCCAACAAGGGCAAGGTGCTGGCTAACGCCCGCAAGTGGTACAAAAACAACTCCGACAGGACGCACGGATACCAGACGATGCGCAAATACGGCCTAGGCGTCGCTGAGTACCGGGATATGCTTGCCGCACAGGACGGACGCTGTGCCATCTGCCTACGCTCAGACACCGGGGTGAGGCTGTGCGTGGACCATAGTCATGTGACCGGGAGGGTTCGCGGCCTCCTGTGCCGTAAATGCAACACCGGGATAGGGATGCTGGATGATTCGCAGGACAATTTGACAAGGGCCAAGGCATACCTTGCTCGGCACGGGGCGACAAATGGCATATAGGCAGGGCGTATTGATTCTAGACCAGTGGAATGATGATTTTATCAACATGCTTGCGGACCCAACAGACAAGCGTTCTAACGCTCAGTTTATCAGGGACACCCACGGGGACGAGAAGAAATTTTACCGCTGGCTGACCCCACGCAGGGCGGAAGTGTACGAGGAGGCTAACCGCAGGTTGCGGGTGCGAAAGACAGAGCTTCGCGTCAAGGGCTACAAGCGCCTTGAATCCCTCATGGACGACAAGTCCGGGGCTGTGGCACTCAAGGCCGTCGAACTGCTGATGAAGCTGAACGGGGACCTGGTGGAACGCATCGAGTCCAGAACGGAGATGTTGACTTTGGAGCAGAAGAAGGAGCGTGTTGCAAGGTTGTTAAGCGAGGCGTCAGGGAAGTATGATAACTCAAAGACAGAGGCTGTTGCGGAAGTCGTGCCGGAAGTCGTTGCCGAACCGTTCGATCCTAGCAAGCCTGGATACGATCCTATCAAACCAGAATACGGACCCACTACAAAATCTTTTGACGCTGGAGAGGGTCGGAGAGATGCTCTCTAGTGGCTATCGAGCCTAGCGACCTGGACGGGATGGATGAGGCGTCCTTGGATAGGATGCTCAACCAGTTAGAGGCCGTGCGCGTCATTGGCCCAGAGGACTATGTTCCACACGCGAAGCAGAAAGAATTTCATGTTGCAAACAGCAAGACTAGGGTTGTCTTAGGTGGCAACCGTAGCGGTAAGACCGAGTGCGGCACGATGGAAGCCTGGTATCACGCCTCTGGAGACTATCCAGACTGGTATCCCAAGGAGAAGCGGTTTCAGCACCCCACAATAGGACGAATAATCGTCACTGACTTTAAGAAAGGTTGTGGCGAGGTGCTGGAACCCAAACTCCGCAAGTGGTTTCCACCAGACCGTGTTCTCAGGTGGCAACGCTACATGGGCCACCTGGAGAAGATTAAGGTTAGGCACATCTCTGGCGGCGTCAGTAGCATCGACATCATGACCCATGAGCAGGACGACATGGTGTTTGAGGGCTGGTCTGGTCATTGGGCCTGGTTCGACGAACCACCCCCTCAGTCAAAGTACATCTCGACCAAGCGCGGCCTTGTAGACTTCGACGGCATAACCTGGATGACCCTGACCCCTATTTCAGAGCCCTGGCTCTGGGATGAACTGCTAGACAGAACGGATGATCGGGTATGGTCCACGGTTATGACAATCTATGACAATCCGTTCCTGACCGCACAGGCCATCGCGGAGTTTGAGTCCATCCTACCAGACGAGGAGCGTGAGGCGCGTATCTTCGGACGGTTCAAGCACCTTGTAGGGCGTGTGTACAAAGAATTGGACGCATCCGTACATTTTATTGACGAGGCAATGTTCGCCAAGATTTGGTCCCCGCGTAACCCCATCTACTTCGTGTTGGACCCTGCGGACAGGCGGGAACAGCACGGGATATGGGCCACAGTTGACCCGATGAACAACCTCTACATCTTCGACGAACTGTGCGAGAAGGGGACTATATCCGAGACATGCAAGGCCGTGAAGAACCGTGAGCTAGCGCGGTGGCAGATAAAGTCTGATGATGTCATCAGAATCTTAGACCCAAACAAGGGGATGACCCCAAACTCTGTCACAGGCCTTAAGCTGGTTGATGAGTTTGCAAAGGAAGGCAATGGACTTTATTTCAGCGCTACTGTTAACGATGACATCCGTATGGGGCATCTGGCCGTTATGGAGTGCCTTAAGTACGATAAGAAACTTCCGATAAGTTCGACCAACCACCCCAAGCTGTACTTCGTTAGGAGCAACACCACAGAGGTCTGGAAGCAGTTAAACAAGTACATCTGGGATGACTGGAAGGGGAACACCAAGAGCCTTCGTTCAGAGAAGGAGGTTCCCAAGGACATTAACAAGGACATGCCCGACTGTGTGCGCTACCTGTGCATGAGCAATCCAACATGGTACGACACTAGCCAGGTGTCGGAAGAATCGCAACCCCTCACATTCCACGCGCATTAGTTTTATGGCACTATTTAGACGCGGGGACAAGCCTGGGTAGGCTAGAAGCGCTCATAACGCTTAGTATTGTTGGTTCAAGTCCAACTCTCGCAACCATATGCCATTCACCTGTCCATCGTGCGAGAGAGCAACGGCCAAGCTTGTTATCTACACTGAGCCTAGGAAGCTGGGATGCCCGAACTGTGGTACGCCGAAGTTGTCACACAAAAGTGTGGGTTTAAGTGACACAGTTCAGAACTATGTTAAGTACGACGGGACGATGGGGAAGATTTCGCGTGGAAAAGCCTGGGAAATTATGAATAGGCGCACAAGCAGAGACGATAACAAAACCATCATCAACAAGGTGACAGGTAAAGAGACGCAATACTAAAGAGGACAAAACTATGGCTAACGGCGGACCCAACGACTCGATTACTGGACTTGGTGCTGGTGGGATGACTACTGTTGGTAATGTAGTTCTGACTTCGACAACTGCCGCGCTCGTTCTTACGCGGATGACATCGACCCAGCGCGACGCGATGGATACCAAAGAGGGAATGATTATCTACAACACCACGACTGAGAAGATCAACTTCCGCGCCTCTGGTTCCTGGCAAGCGATCACCTCAGCGTAACAGCCGTTCATTGGTTTGCGGTAATCCAAGAAACCGCCGCTTTGGAGAATAAATAATGCCCTCGGACTATCAGGCTCAGACGATGCCCCTCACCCAGCAAGATTTGGGGTCTATGCCCGGACCTGACCAAGCGTTCCCGCCCGCCTTCCAAGAGGCACAGCAGGCCCCCAGGCCGTCTGATGCTTCGGACAGAAACATTGTGTCGCTCAAAGACGAGAAGGGGTTTGTGGCCGAGCGTGTCAAAGAGATAACGGACAGCGAGAGAGCCCTTGGCTCTTGGAAAACCAAGTTAGTGAAGTATTATGAGCTGTACCAGATGGTCCAGTCCGAGCATTGCCGGATTTACGGTTCGTAAGATTGGCTGGGACTTCAAGCAGGTCCGCCGTCAGCGTACCTTACCCGATGGGTCGCAGAAGAAGGGCATTGACATTGTTAACGACTACTGGACCTTTGAGGCCGTTGACCTTCTGAGCTTCCACATCTCCGACATCAATGTGTCCTACACCGACATTGGCAAAGCCCGATGGCTTGCCGAGCAGACCCTTGCGGACAAGGAGTGGGTCAACGAGCGTATGCGCCGTGGGTGGTTCTCGTCTCTCAACAAAGAGGAGATAAACAAGCTGGCTACGGGCAAGGACTCCCAGGCCAAGACTCTGCTTGACAGGCGCAACAAAGCATCTGGCTTCGACAGCAAGAGTCTCAAAGATAAGCACGAAGTTATCGAGCGCTGGGGCCTTCTCGCCGCCGAGTTCGTCCACAACGAGCAGGAGCTTGCGGAGCTTGGGCTACAGCCCGACGAGATGGTGGAGACAGTCTGCGTCATCGTTGACAGGCAGTTCGTTGTCAAGCTAGAGGCCAACCCGTTCTGGCACGGCCTTAAGCCCTATGTCGGTTGCCCCTATGTCGCCAAGGAAGGCGAGTTCGCTGGGATGGGCGTTGCTCAGATTGGAGAGAAGCTCCAAGAGGAGCTAAACGACACGCGCAATCAGGTCATGGACAACAAGACCCTGATTCTCAGCACGATGTGGCTTAAGAGCCGCACTTCAGGAATCAAGAACGGCGACCTTAAGATTCGCGCACAGGGTGTAATCCAGACTAATGACATGAACGGCCTAATCCCCCTGCGCCCTCCAGTTCTTGCTGGAGTAGGCGTTAACATCGAGAATGTTATCAAGTCGGACCTGCGCGAGTCTGTGGGCGCGGCATCCAACTTGCAGGGCATCGCACAGGGCGGGGTAGACACGGCTACCGAGTCGTCCATCATCAACCGCGAGTCTCTTGGCCGTCTGCTCTTGACCGCCGAGATGTACGCGGAGTTAATCCTTAAGCCCGCGCTAGAGAGGGCGGAGTTTCTTAACTACCAGTTCTACGACCATGTTAAGACCATCCGAGTCTTGGGCGCGATTGGTGCTAAGTTCCGCGCCCTCACCCCTGACGAGATTCGTTCGTCTGGCTCCAAGGATGTTATCGTCACCCTTGCGGTGGACGCTACGGAGAACCCCGCTGTGCGCCGACAGCAGGTTATGAACTTCCTTACCATCGTCCAGGGCCTCCCTCCAGAGGTCTTACAGTTCCACTGGAAGCTGTTGGATAAGATTTACGGCATGTTCTTCCACGGGCGCAACCTGTCCGAGTTGTACGAGGCTCCTCCGCTTCCCGAGGAGTTGCTTACTCCCGACGAGCAAATTGACATGGTGATTGCTGAACAGCCTGTGTTCGCCAAGCAGGGTCAGAACCACAAGGAACACATCCAGGTCTTAGAGGAGTTCCTTGCTAACACGGACCTCTCCCTCACGGAGATGTCGTTTGGCATCCTAAAGACACTCATTATGAGCCACTACCAGCTACAACAGGTGGAATTAGAACAGGCACAGGCGCAGGCCATGATGCAGATGCAACAGCAGATGATGGAGGAGGGTGCGGGCGGTAGCGTGGACGGACGAACGCCTAACTCCACCCCCTTCACGCAGACCAAGACCCCCTCTACGGCGGGGCTTAACAAGCAGGTCAGCGGTGTGGCATAATGGGCCAAGAATGGGACAATTCGCGAATTAGCAGATTGTCGGCACTATTTAGTTGTAGTGGTTGGGCGCTCTTTGAGCAGGAACTAAAAGAGATGCGAGAAATCGCGCTCTTTAAGATTGAGGATGTCACACGCCAACCAGTGACAGATGCTAATGTCCTCAACCTCGCAATCTGTGAACGCAATGCGTTAGACTTAATCTTTCTTAAAATCGTCGAACTCCAAGAGGAACTGGAGCCAGATGCCATCTCGCCCGTTGAGGCGTAAAATCAACTTGTCGTAAAGGTTCAACATGGACGCAGTTAATCAGCAACAGGGCGCAGTTCTTGAAGCGGCATCGCCCGACGCTTCAACGCAGAATAGTCAGGTCAACTCTCCACCCGTAGAGAATACGGGGTCCTCGACCTCTGCCGCAGTACCGCACCAGGAAGGTCGTATTCCGTACACTCGTTTCCAAGAGGTTGTTTCTCAGAAGAACGAGTATGCGGGTAAGATTGAAAACCTGGAACGGCGTCTAAGTGCGTATGAATCGAACTTAATCCAAAACCGCCCCTCCTCACAGACTGAGGAAGCGGTTGGCCGACTGATTGCCGCTGGTTTAGAGCCCAATGCCGCTAAGTTGCTCATCGAGACGCAGATGTCGCTGTTAGACAGCCGCGTTAACGATAGAATCCAACCACTAGAGCAGAGGGCACAGAGGTCGCAGGTTGACGAGTGGATTAGGGGTTTTGCACAGGACCACGCTGATTATCGTGCCCTGGAGCCGGAGATGGAGAAGGTGTTTGCGTCGTTGTCGCCTCAGAAGCAAGCTTTTATCGTTGGTGACCCGGATGGGCTGGAGATGCTGTACTGGAAGGTTAAGGGCCAAGCGGCCCAAGGCCAGGTTCAGCAGAGTCAGGTCGCAGGGGCCACGCAAGCGTATAATAACATTGCTCAAAAGGCGGCTATGGCGACGACTCCTTCAGCATCTGTTGGAACTGGTAATGAGCTTACGCGGGAGAACATCGCTAAGATGTCTGGACCTGTGTACGAACAGAACCGAGTCGCAATCTTTGAGGCCTACAAAAACGGAACCATCCGTTAGGCACAAGGAGTAAGGAGAGGAAAAGACTATGGCCGATGTGTTCTCGACGCAAACGACGCACGCTAACTGGATTCCAGAAGTTTGGAGCCGGGAGCTTATCCGCGCCCGTGAGTCCGTTCTTATCATGGCGAACCTGGTTAAGCGCTTTGATTCCGAAATTGCTCGCTACGGTGACATTATCCATGTCCCCGCCGTCAGCAACCTGACCGCTGGCAACATCTCTACTGCCGATGGTTCGCTTGACTCCCAGTCCCCCACGGAGTCGGAAGTGCTGGTTACCGTTAACCAGTGGAAGGGCGTTGTGCTGAAGCTCTTGGACATTGCCAAGGCTCAGACCATGCCTGACTTCATGGCGGAGTACACGGGCAAGATGGGTTATGCCCTTGGCCTCGCCGTCGAGTCGTCCCTCACCGCGCTTGGTGCGGGCTTCTCGCAGAGCGTTGGTGCGTATAACACCAACACGCTGACTGACGCGAGCCTTCGGGACGCGATTCAGAAGCTTGACGACGCTCGGGTGCCGTTCTCTGACCGCCACCTCGTCATCAAGCCTGTTATCAAGAACGCGCTTCTTGGTATCGACAAGTTCGTGCGCTTCGACGCGATTTCCTACGGTAAGTGTTACCTTGTGCAAGCGTCACGGGTTTGTGGCACTATTAAACACACAAGTCGTAGAGGAGCTTTATGACAACCCTTAATGTCCCCTTCGCACCTTCAGCGGCCCGAACTGGCACTGTAGCACTGGTGTCTGCGGTATACGACCTTGGCGCGTTAAACGCCATAGTGATTGACCTGAAGGCCGCGTCCAAGACTGGTACTAGCCCGACGCTGGACTGTCTGTTTGAGGACTCCGTGGACGGAGTTACCTTCCACACCCACACGGCCTTCACCCAACTGACAGACAACGGCAAGGCTACTAAGCGCCTTAACGGGTTCTCGCGGTTCTGCCGCATCACCACGACTATTGGTGGCACGGGCACTCCAGGCTACACCTACAGCGCCTTAGCGTGGGCCAAGGAGAGCTACTAAGATGTCAACCAGAACCCGTGTCGATGTTAGCGTTATCCAACATGATAACTACAGTGTTAGCACGGCTGTGGTCAAGACCCCTCTCACCCCAGCCAACTTCCTCACGCTGAAGAACACCCACGCCACGCTTGGGCTTCTTGTCAGCTTCGACGGCGGAACCAACTTCTTCACCATCAGCGCGGGCGCGGCGTTATCTTTTGATGTTGACGCGCTTGTTAACTACACTGTCAAGGCTTCTTCCGGCACGGTCACAGCGGAGTGCCTATACGGACGGGAGCGTTAAATGTTCAAGTACCTGCTAGTCGCATTGTCCGTGCTGACCGCAGGTATTGTGTACTCTGCTCCTCAGGTTATAAATCCAATCGGGGCTACACCCGCCTCCGTGACGGCAGAGGAGGACGCACGGATAGCGGCTGACCTTCTTAAAGTTGACAAGGGTGCGCCAGACCAAG